AAGATCAAACTCGGCGTCGGCGGCTGATAGGAGGCCATCATGATCACGATTAAGAACATCCGTCCCGGCATCCTGGTGATTCCGGATGCCGGGCTGCGGCTCACGCCGGGCCAGAAGGTCGAGGTTAATGAACCGACGAAACAGATAGAGGGGTTGATTGCCTCGGGCCATCTGGCGCGGGTTGGTGATGCCGATGCTCAAGAGAAACCGGAACCTATGAAAACGACGGAGCCGGTTGAGGCGCCTGACCTGTCGAAGATGACGGCGCAGCAGGCCATCGCCAGCGTCGCCGAAATGGACGATCCCGAACGCATCAAAGCGGCCATCGAATCGGAAAAGCGCCGCTCGGTGCTCGATGCCCTGATGAAGAAGCGCGAGGAGGTGGGCGGTGGCGCTGAGTGACCTGATGGCCAGCCTGCGCGCGGACCTGGGCGACGGGGACGGTGCGATCTTTGACGAGGCGACGCTCACGCGCTGTCTGCACAAGAGCGCCTTTCTGCTCGCCCGTGACCTCGACACCGCATTCGCGGTGCAGGATGGCGAGATCGTGCCCGAACCCGTCGGTGAGGAGCGTGAATTTCTGCTCCTGCTGGCGCGGATTCACGCCTGCCAGGTCATGCGTTCGGTCACGGCCAACGGGTTTTCCTTCGCCAGTGGCGATAAGCGGGTGGACAAGACGAAGCAGGCCAGTCACTGGGCGCAGCTCGAAGCGGACTTGCGGACGCAGTACAAGGCGCGGCTGGCCGAGATCAATCCCGAGACAACGCTCGCCGAGGACGACTATTTCGTGAATCCAGGAGATGTCGGCCCGGTCATCTACGAGCAAGGGAGCGGACGGCGATGCCACTCCTGACCGATGGTGAAAAGGCCCAGTCCGCTGCCGATGTGCGGGCGATGATTCTCGCCTCGGGCCAGCAGGCGGCGCTCTCGCGCTGCGATCCCGGTGAGAAACTCTTCGGCCACGAGGACGAAACGTTCGCCCCAGTCGGGACGATTCCGGTCGAACTCAATCGAACGCCGCCCGCGGATCTGCCGGGCGATATCGACGCCGTCGCGTCGGCATTGCCGGAGGCGGACGCGCGGGCGCAGGACCGGCTGGAACTGGATGGCGAAACCTATCGCGTGCAGGCGGTTGTCGAGGAACGCCTCTTCGGGGGCGTCACGCACAAGGCGCTCAGATTGGTGAAGGTCCATGACGGTTAGGCGAACAGGAGACTGGGATAAGGCGCGGGCAAAGATCAACGCTTCGATTGGCCCCCGGCTGGCGGTGGCCCTCAAGCAGGCGACGATCCGCAATGCGCTGCTGCTCGTTCGCGAGATACAGCGGGGCATCCGAAGCCAGGCGCCGGGCGGCAAGCCGTTCGCCAAACTGGCGCAGAGCACCATCGACCGGAAGGGATCGAGCAAGGCGCTGATCGACACGGGGTTCCTGGTGAACGCGATCACGCAGAAGATCATGGCGGACAAAGCGTTCGTCGGACTGCTGCGCGGCACGGTCAATAAGGACGGAGAGGACATGGTGAACATCGGCGCGGTGATGGAATACGGAGCAACGATCCAGCATCCCAACGGAGCGACGATCATCATCCCGGCCCGTCCGTTCCTGCATCCGGTCATGGAGAAGCATCGCATGGAGATTTTGAACAACTACCGCCAGGCGATCCGGGCGGTTCTGTAAGGCAGAGCAATGAGCATCATTCTCACAGTCACCCAGGAATTCATCCGTCTCTTCAAGCGCGAGGTCCACCAAAGCGCCGTGCTGGTCGCGGCGGACGACGTGTTCGAGGTCAAGGACACGCCCAGCGTGATTCTGCAGGGGCCGGTCCTGACCGAGGACGCGCGGCGGCGAACGCAGGCACGGCTCATCGAGAAGAACGTGCCCGACCTTTCCTACGAGGAATGCAAGGCGCCGCGCCTCTATCACCTCGACTTCGACATCGTCGTGACCACCGCGACCGAGACCGAACTGCTGGGCCTGCAGGAAGCCGTCGCGCGGCTTTACCAGACGCATCCCGTAATCGAGATCGCCGACAAGGGATCGCTCAACCTGACCGAACTGATCCCCGTGGGCGGACTGCGGCGCGTGAATCTGTCGAACCTGCGCCAGGCGTCGGGGCGGGCGCGCGTCGAGGACTGTCCCGTCTACGACGGCGAGGTGCGCCACGGGAAACTCATCCGCGACCGCGTTTTCGATTTTCAGGATGGCGTCCAGGAGACGCGGACATTCGAACCTCAAGAAGGAGAACCAGAGCAATGATCGAAGTCAGAAATCTGCTGTTCCAGCCGCTGACCTTTCATCTGACGGGCGGAGACGGAAACCTCCATCTCGGCCCCCGGCAGCGGACAGTCATCGATAAGGAATTGATCTCGCCGGAACTGGAGCAGGCGGCCAAGCGCGGCCTAGTCAGTCTGACGGAAAAGACCGCCACGCATCCTGAACCGGCTCCGGCGAAAACAGCGGCCAAGCGCGTGCGGAAAGGAAGGAACTGATCATGCCGAATTATCTCTCTCCGGGCGTTTACGTCCGCGAAACGGACTTCAGCTTCTATGTGAAGCAGATCTCGACGGCTTCCGCCGCGATGGTGGGCGTCGCCGAGCGCGGCCCGATCAATAAAGTCGGGCTGGTGACGAGCTGGGAGCAGTTCATCAACAAGTACGGCGGTTACATCGCCGACGGCTATCTGGCCTATGCCGCACGCGCCTTCTTCGACAACGGCGGGCGTGTTCTCTACGTTAACCGCGTGGCCCACATCACGGACCCGACCGACCGCGACACGCTCACGGCGGTCAAGTCGTCCGTCACGCTCGTGGGACGCGACGGCGTGGCGGCTTCGCTGACCACCGGGACGCCCGGCACGGATGAAATCACCTGGACGGCCCTGGAAAAGGGCGCGGGTGGCAACGCCATCTCCATCGCCTTGATCGCGTCTGGGACCGACACACCGCTTTCTGTCTCGGTGACCGGCAACGCTGTCACGATCAATCTGGCGACCGACGCTTCGGGTGACCCGAGCAGCACGGTCGCGGAGGTCCTCGCCGCGGTAGCCGATAACTCCGAGGCGACTGCGCTGGTCTCCGGTGCCTCGACCGACACGGGAATAGTCCAAGCCGTAGCGGAAGCCAACCTCGCCGACGGCGCCGACCCGGCGGACACGCTGCGCGTCGACGCCATCGACGAAGGCGTCTGGGGCGACGATCTCTCGGTGAAAATCGAGGACGGCTCGCTCGACCCTGACAATGCCTTCAACATCGTCGTCCGGCACAAGGGCAACGTGGTCGAGGTTTTCAAGGACCTCTCGATGGACGAGAGCAAGGCCAACCACGCCGAACTCATGATCAACGAGAAATCGGATTACATTACGGTCCACGACCTCTCCGTCACGACCGGCGCGGCGGCGGAGCGTCCGGCTCTGGGCGAATACGCGCTTGCGGGCGGCGACAACGGACTCGACGGGCTGACCGACGCCGACTACATCGGCGATCCCTCGCAGCACACGGGCATCTACGCCTTCGACGAGATCGACGCCGTCAATATGCTGATGATTCCGGGCGTGACCACGGCGCCGGTCTTCGTGGCGGCCATCGCCTACTGCGAGAACCGCAAGGACCTGATGCTGATCGCCGACACGCCGATCCTGCTGGAGCCGCTTGAAGCGGTGGATTTCCGCAAGGGCCAGGGTATGTACAGCCACGCGGCGTTCAACTCGTCCTACGCCGCGCTCTACTACCCGTGGATCGAAATCAGCGACCCGATGACGAGTCAGAAGAAACTGGTCCCTCCCTGCGGCGCGGTGGCCGGGTGCTACGCCCGCAGCGACGAGAAGACGCAGGTCTGGTTCGCTCCCGCCGGCATCGACCGGGGCCGGGTGTTTAACGCCCTGTCGGTCGGCTACAAGACCAGCCGGGGTGAGCGCGACGTGCTCTACCCCGAAGGCGTCAACGTCATCGCCGTCTTCCCCGACACCGGCATCAACATCTGGGGCCAGCGGACGCTGCAGAGCCAGCCCTCCGCGCTGGACCGCGTCAACGTGCGCCGCCTGATGATGTACATGGAGGAAGCCATCGCCGAATCCTCGCGCTTCGTCGTATTCGAGCCCAACTACCCGCAGACCTGGCGGGCGCTCAAGCGGCTGATCAACCCCTTCCTGCAGGATATCAAGGAGAAGGGCGGCCTCTACGACTTCGCCGTGCAGTGCGACGAGGAGACCAACACGCCGGCGGCGCGCGACCGCTACGAAATTATCTGCCGGGTGTTCGTGAAGCCGACCAAGACCGCCGAGTTCGTCGAACTCAACTTCGTGCTGACGACGACCGGCGCGGACTTCACCGAAATCTTCGGCGCCTGAAAGGAGAACCGATAAATGCGAAGCGGAAACATGCCCCAGAGTCTTTACCAGAACTGGCAATTCGCCATCGAGGTGAACGGCTTCGACGTGGCCCTGTTTCACAAGGGCCAGGAACCCAAAACGGAATTCGAGGAGGTGGCCTTCGCGCCCGGCGGCTCGATGTTCGACCAGAAGGTCGCGGGCCGCGTGAAGTTCGAGGATATCACGCTGGAGAAAGGCATCCTGCAGGACGGCTCCGACCAGGAGGCCATCGACTGGGTGCGAAAGGAAGTGGACGTGAACGCCGTCACCGGCGGACTGCCCAACGACTACCTGCGCGACATCGACATCGTGCGTTACGACCGCACAGGCAACGAGACGCGGCGCTGGACGCTGCACGGCGCGTGGGTCAAGACGCTGGAGTACGACGAACTGGAAGGCGCGAACACCGAGAACACCATCGAGAAGCTGTCCATCTGCTACCAGTACTGGACGAAGGAATAGGAGACGAACATGCACACTTTCACGCTGCCCAGCGGGCCTGAGATCGAATTGCGGGAGATGACCGGCGCCGAGGAGGAACTGCTCACCAACCAGCGGCTCATCCGCAGGGGCGAGTCGATCAACCAGGTGCTCAAGAACTGCATCCTGCGCATCGGCGAGAACGCCGAACCCTCGATGCAGGACGCGCTCGACATGCTGTCTGGCGACCGGCTTTTCGTCCTCGTGCGGCTGCGCCAGATTTCCCTCGGCGATGAGGTGAACCTGGAGATGAGCTGCACGAATCCCACCTGCCGCGAAACGAACTACGCGGCGATCAACCTCGAAGATCTGGAGGTCACGCCCTACGGCGAAGAACGCGAATTCGCTTTCGCGCTGCCCGGCTCGGGCAGAACCGTGCGTTTCGGCTACCTCGACGGCCACAAGGAGAAACGCCTCGCCGCGCTCAAGGAGCCGAACATCACATCGGCGATGCTGATTCGGATCGTCGACATCGACGGCAAGCCGCCCAGCAAGAAAACGCTGGCGGAGATGTCGCTGCGCGACCGCAACGCACTGCGTAAGGAAATGGCGCGGGTGGATGCCGGGATCGACACGGCGGTCGAGGTCGCTTGCGAGGCTTGCGGCACGCTGTTGCGCACGCGGCTGGAGGCCGAACCGGCTTTTTTGTTCCCATCCGTTCGCTTGTAGGCGACGCCTTCTTTCTCGCCTACGGCGGACTGCACTGGGGATTCACGGAGATTCGCTCACTGCCGCTCGCGACGCGACGCCAGTTCGTCGAAGCGCTCGAGCGGCAACTTGATTTCGAGCGCGAGCAAATGGAGCGGCGGTAGAAGATGAACGATCTGGGCCTTGGCGTTGTCGTCTCGATGAAGGATGCGTTCTCGCGCAACGCGCACCGCATCCAGTCGTCGATGCAATCGCTCGACGCCTCGGTCGCGGCGGCCAGCGAAAACATGACGCGCAACCTGGATCGCATCCAGAAGGGCACGATGATGATCGGCGCGGGACTGGCCGCCTTGGCCGTCCCCGCCGCGCTCGTCGCCTCAACCGCCGCCAGCCAGAAAGCCTTGGGCGAACTCGCGTCACTCGGCGTGCGCGATCTGCGCGCCATCGAAAACGCCGCCGAGTCTTTCACCAATCAGTGGTCGGGAACGAGCAAGGCCGAGTTCATCGGCGCGACCTATGACGTCAAGTCGGCGCTGTCGGGACTTTCCGACGAGGCGGTCGGCGTCTTCACCTCGATGGCCGCGCTCACGGCCAAGGCGACCAAGGCCAGCACGCAGGAGATGGTCGGCACCTTCACGTCCGGCTACGGCATCTTCAAGCCCATCATGGCCGACATGACCGACATGGAATGGGCCACCGCTTTCTCGGGCGCGATGGCCCAGACCGTGGCGTCGTTCAAGACCAATGGCCAGCAGATGGCCGACGCGATCAAGAACATCGGCGCGGTGGCGGCCTCGGCGAACGTGCCGCTCCAGGAGCAGCTCGCGGTGCTCGGCCAACTCCAGACCACCATGCCCGGCTCCGAGGCGGGCACGCTCTACAAGGCGTTCATGATGAAAGCCGCCGAGGCGGGAGACGAACTCGGTCTGTCATTCACCGATTCGGCGGGACGGCTGCGAAGCGTCACGGCGATCCTGGAGGAGATCAAAGGCCTCTACCCCGACCTTTCCAAGGCCGCCGCGCAGGTCGAACTCAAGAAAGCGTTCGGCTCGGATGAGGCGCTCAAGTTCGTGCTTCAGATGTCGGCGGGAACGGAGGCTCTCGAAGGCAACATCCAAAGCATCGAGAAAGCCATGAAGAGCGGCACGGCGGTTACCGAGGAAATGGCGCGGGCCATGAATCTCGACATCGGCTCGCAGATGGTTCTGCTCCGCCAGCAGATGAGCAACCTCTTCGAAATCATGGGCCGGACGCTGCTTCCCGTGGTGACGCCGCTGATCCAGGGTCTGTCGCGCATGATTGTGTTCTTCCAGAACGTCGCCCGGAGTATTCCAGGCGTAACGCGTGCGGCGCTAACGCTCACAGGGGCGCTGGGCGCGGTGCTCGTCATCGCGGGCGCGGTCATGTCGGCTGTCGGCCTGATCGGCGTGGCGGCCCCGGCCATCTCGGCGGGCTTCGCGGCCATCGGCACGGCGGCGGCGGGCGTGGGATCGGCCATCGCGGCCTGGTTCTGGCCGGTGACGCTGGCCATCGCGGGCGTCGTTTTGGCGGTCTATCTGCTGCGCAAGGCATGGACCACGAACTTCGGCGGCATCCGCGACGCGGTCATGGGCGTCTGGAACCGGGTCTCGCTCGTGTTTCAAGGGATCAAGGCGCTGGTCACGTCGCTCAGCGGCGGCGTGGGCCAGATGTCGGCGGAACTGGCCGGGAAACTTGAAGCGGCGGGGCTGATGGGCTTCGTCGTGACGGTGTTCAAGGTTTACCACCGCGTGCGCGAATACCTGGCGGGACTGTCCGAAGCCTTTTCGCACGCCTTCGGGCGCGTGCGCGCCATTCTGGAGCCCGCCGTCCGCTCGCTCATCGGCGCCTACGCGGCGCTCTACAAGGCTTTCTTCTCGATCTTCGAGGTGTTCGGCCTGGTCTCGACGGCGGCGGACGGCTCAAGTTTTCGCAGTCTCGGCAAGACGGTCGGCACGGTTCTGGGGGTTCTCCTGCAGGTCGGCGCCTATGTCATCCGCTACGCCCTGATGCCGCTCACGCTCGTGATCAAGACGCTGGCCGTCGTGGTTCGCACGGCGGTCTGGGTCGGCAAGGTTATCGTCGGCTCGCTCGTCATGGCTGGCAAGTTCATCGGGAAGTTTCTGCTGCCCGTGCGGATGCTGGGCCAGGCCTTCGTCTCCGTCGGGAAGATCATCTACTCGGTCTGGCAGATTCTGACCGGCGACGTGTCGCTGCTGGACGGTCTCAAGGCCATCGGCGGGGCGGTGTTCAATTTCCTGACCACGCCTTTCCGCTGGGCGCGCGACGTGGTGGCCGGCGTCTTCGGGTTTATCCGCGACACCTTCAACGCCATTGGCGGGTTCTTCACCTCGGCGGCGGCGCGGATCGGCGAGGCGATCCTCAATCTGCCGGTTATCGCGATGCTGCGTCAGATGCTCGCGACGGTCCGCGATTTCTTCTCGGGAGATACGACCTTCCTCGAAGCGGGTAAGCGGCTCATCAT